TATAGCTCCCGAACTTAGGCACAGTACCCAAAGTGACGTTAGAGCCAGATACAGATAGTGAAGACCCGACGCGATTTGCTTGGGATGCTGCTCCATCAACAGTTAGCGAGATTGAGGATTTAATAGCGTGCGTAATGTCCGCCGAAGCAGGACTTACCGCAAAAAACGTTAGACACGATACAAAGAGAAAACGTCTCATTTTGGCTTGGACGTAGGGGTTTCTTCCTTAAGTGTAGGCTCTTCTTTCTTCTTACCATTGGCGCGTTTGATGTTGACGCCAAAGCTGGTCATCGTTCCAGTAAGCAACGAGGCAGGGAATGTTGGGTCCATTGCTTTGACATAGCCCAGGTAGTTGAGACTGAGCATTGCAATCGACCATGTAAGAACAGCGAGTTTTACGAAATCCGCCAAAGCTGTTGATTCTGGTTCGTGCTCCTGCTTACCCTGTTCTTCTGCCATGATGAATTAACGCTATAGGTCGAATGGTGGTTGAAATCTGGGCTGCTGTTGCTGGTGCGTCAATAGGCGTTGCTGCCTCTGGCATTAAAGGTGCCAACCGCGATAACCAGCATGGAAGGGATTCGTTGGTACGTCTGACTTCAGCTGTCGATAATTTAGCGTCACGAATGGATGTGCTCCACGCTGATTTGAGGGTTAGGGATCAGGAGCTATTCGCTCGGATCTCAGACCTAGAGCAGAATGTGGCACGACTGGAAGGCCACGCAAATCGGACTTAGACTTCCGGCACACACAGTGCTGTCATGGTTTTACTTCTAAAGCCAATCCTGTTTAGCTTCATCAAATCAAAGGCCGTAAAACAACTGCTACTTGACTGTTTGATCAAGATCAGCGAGCAGACAGACAACCAGCTTGATGATGTGGCTTGCAAGTATGTCCAAGACCTACTCTTCCCTGGAGATCGCGTTGAGAAGTAAATGTGGGTTTGGGTCGTAATTGTTGTGGGCTTATCACTCCTTCCGTTTTTCCAGTTCTTCAAAAAAGGTGATCCCCATCAGCTAGCTGCGATTGCGGAGCTAGAGAAGTCGATCGATCAAGATTTGCTTGACGATGAGGCTGAATGGTTTGAGATGTGGAAGACCAGTGGCATCCATCAAGAGGTTTACGGCGTTCCGTATTACAACCAACTAGATAGCCTTACCGGCTATGGCTACCGCGAATGCTTTGATGCAGCAGCTGCAATGGTTGTGGCGTTCCACCATGGGATAAAAAGCCAAGACGCTTATCGGCATGTACGCCGAAAGTTTGGTGATACGACAGCAGTCCATGCTCAGGTTTCTGCGTTGAGATCACTTGGCCTGGATGCTGAGTTTCGCAGGGATGCCAGGGTTGAGGACATTGAGATTGAGATCGATGCTGGCAGACCAATCATGGTTGGCTGGTTGCATAAAGGTGATTTGACCAAAGGCAAACCAGCAGTGTGCGACAGCGAAGGCTGTGGTCATTGGAGCGTAATCATTGGCTATGACAAAGACGATTTCATTGCCATGGATCCAATGGGCAAGCCAGACATGGATCATGGCGGCCATGACACCACAAAATCTGGTGAGTTGATCAGGATGTCGCGTCCTGCGTTTTACCAGCGTTGGTCTATAGAAGGAGAAGCAAGCGGTTGGGCTGTGTTTGTGGATCGATGAACTGGGGATATATCAGTGCGTTCTGGACGACAGTCGTGATGAACTGCGTTCAACCCGTGAATTGGCAGGCTTGTTTACCAGTGCAGGACTGGTTATTTCCCGCTATAGGTGATTACATACGATTTAAGAGTGAGGAGCCTTATGCCTCCGAAAAACGAGCCTTACGATCCATCAATGGAATGGATGGTCGTTGAGCAAAGTCTTGAAGAGGAGTTGACGCTTGAACGCAGTATTAGAGAGATTGAAGACTGCGAAAACATAGATGTGTTGTCACGGCTTTGCGTTGCGATGGCACGTCAACAGTGGCATCAGGGCAAGTTGTTAAAGCAAGCTGTTGGACGTATTGCTGGATTAGAGCAGGTTTAGGTTTCTTCTTTGAGGCCAGCACGTTCACGTCGCTTAGCAGCACGTCCAGCAATTCTTGCTTCTACAGAGTTTCGCCACTCCTGTTTGTCTTGGATTAGAGCCTGTTCATAGTCATCAAGGTTATTTTCGCTGGCAATATGGTCATAGATAATTTCACGCATTAAGGATGAAGGTTTAACTCCTTTTTCTTTCGCTTCAAGTAAGAACAGCGCACCACGATTTGGGTCTAATAAAACTTGAACGTAAACACGCTTGCCGTGATTGCTTGCCATCAAACGGCACAATACTAGAGTAATGTTACCATGTTACTGAGTTGTCAACCTTCTTCTTCCAGGCGTTGGCTTGTGCTGATCGAGCGGAAGATCGTTGACGACTTGAGCCTGCCCTAATCTTTTTGGCTCCTTCAAGGAGCATTGCAGCTCGTTGTATGTCAGCAGTTGTGGCTGAACGGACTGCTGCATATAGACGATCCAGCATTAGCTGACGCCCTGATTTTGGTAGAGGCATCAGCCATCGCTCCAGCAAGCGTTTGGTGGAACGTTATCTCATTATTCTCTGTTAGCACAATCCATGTGCCATCATTGCGAAAGATTTTGAGTTTCAAGCTTGTTGCGAGAGTTGATTAATCCAAGCAAAGTCTTCCATCGGTGAAGCGGTTATGACACTTACGTCAACCCCGCATGAAAGAGCAGCAGAGACCTGAGCTTGAAAGTAATTAGGGTCACTTTCGTAAGTTACTTGCTCTACTGACAGAGGTTTGTGGTCCTCGTCATAAGCGGTAAATCGAGCAATAGCCAATGGGAAGTGATCGTCATCGTCATCGACCTGGCAGTAATACAGATTAATTTTTTGCTGCACGAAGGCTGGCTCCTGAGAACTCTGTAAAAACTGATGCCACAAGGCTTTCAGCTTGATGACGCCCCAGCAAACTACCGCAACGCTTGCGAACCCTAACGACAGCTCTGTTGTAGTCATCGGGCGTAATGTTGAAGCTTGTTTGTGAATTAGTAAGAAGGTCGCGAATCAGTTCTGATCGCTTGATGCCAGCACTTTCTGCTTGCTCAGAAAGACGTTTGGCGATGTCCTCTGGGAGGTAGGTTTCGACTCTTTTCATTTCGTGATTTTACGGGTTTCTTTTTGGATTTCTTGGATTTGTTGGACGATTTAACTCTGGGTTTGGAGCGTACCGAAGCAACGGTTTCAAGGTAGCCCGGAGGTTCAGGAACACCAGCCTTGCTAAGGATTTCGCTCCAATTCATCGAAAGGCTTCTCGCGCGTATAGATGCCGTAGGTGTCCCAACCGCCCCAAATGCTAGTGATAGCAATGGAAGAAGGTTGGGACAGGGGGGTGGGACAGTTAGATGTGTCCCAGCTCATCCGCGCCAATATCAACTTCAACAGAACCCTCAGAAAGGTTGGGACAGGATAGGGGTGTCCCAGCCTTGTGTCCCACCTCAGATACCGTTCCAGCACTAGCATTTACCCCTAGTTGGGACACTTTCTGACCCTCTCCACGCGCGAGTATTGCTTTATAGGAGTTGACTTGTTGTTTGGAACGGGACTTATCTGAGGCGTTTGAGACTACTAAGCCTCGTTTTTCTAATCGTTGGAGCGATTTGCGTATAGCGGCTGTTTTGCCGTTGATTAGTGGGTCGTAAAACAGATCCTCGATAGTGCGTGATTCGGGGTGAACGACTCTGAGTTTCTGAAGGACGCGATCAGCAACGGAAGCTGGTGACGTGTTGTTTTCATCCACTTCGGGCGTGAAGTCACTGATGGTGAAGGACAGGTCATCTTGCATTTGCATGACGAGCTGGGTGTCCATACGGCCTGAGCGTGACTTCTCGATCGTGATTAGACGGCTATGACCGCCTACACGGCCTTTCTCCTCGTCAGTCGGCTTGCGTAACGCCCAGGTCTCGTCAACAGCATCACGAATGGCTGAGGTGCCCCTGAAGCCACCGTTCTTGTTGGCGTGATGAACGATGAGGATTGTGGTTGCAGGGAAGAGGTCACCATTGTTTTTGGTGAGCCAATACAAGGGCTGAGCAAATTCAGATTTGTTCTCATCAAAGGCTCGACCACCAGAGCAACCAATAAGCGAGTCAATGACAACGAGCTTGGGGCGGTGCTTC